ATCAAGAAACGCCTGTCGCTGCGGTCTTGCTCACGACACGCGGGATCATCATAAACCTGAAACGTGTTGGGTATCTGGCGGATGTAGATATTCTGGTCGTTGCTTTCGTCGTTATCATAATCGGTGCAAAAGGCAAAGTATCCCCACCCAATGTTCACCTGGCTGGCAATGGCGAGCTTGTATGCAGTTTGAGCGCAACCCTGTGACTGCACCTCACGAATCATATCTTCCAACAGTTCGGCCTTTTCAACATCGGCATCGGTCGTCGGTATGTATTTTATCTGTGGCAAATTCTGCCATTGGTCGTTAATGACCTGCCGCCCAAACTTAGGCAGCTGGTTAAAGCTGTACGACGGGCGATTACCTCTCGCTGATATTTGGTCAGAGCTAAATTGGTCTGCACCAGGTCTAATAAAGTCTAAAACAAACAGGGCGCGGGGTCTATTGTCGGATTCAGCATCGGATGACAACTTAAAGTCATCAAGCATAGACTTAACAATTTTATCTAACTCCACCCTTAAAACCTTCTATGCAAATTGGTTGAATAATGGCCAGGCGGAACAAATTCTACATTTGTTTGCTTTGCTATCCGCCTTGTAGCTTCGCACGCATATCGAATAGCGTCAATAACGTGGTTATGTTCGTCATTTAATACTGGCAATACAATCCCCGTCAATTGGTCTGTCTTATAGCAATACATGGTTAATTCGTCAATAGTGTGTGTGCATCGTGGGTGAACCACAATATCGTAAGTCTTTAAGAACTCTATCCCTTCCTTTAGCGAGTCTTTCCCTTTGACTGCTGGCATGATTTTAGGAAAGCCATTCTTGCGCATGTGACTGATTGTTTCTGGCCTAGCACTATCAGCAATAATCGGCCATTTTTCAGACTCTGGCACGGATAAGAACAGACTAGGCGTATCCATGATTTCGCAACCAACCTGATAGGCTTCATAGTCGATGTACAGCTTGCGGCCAACAATGTGGCAACGTATCAGCACCGTGGGGTCTATTGCAAAGCCCCAGTCTGCCCCGAATCTATGCACGGCATCGGCGGGCGTCTCAAACTCTTCTATAGTCCAATTCTTGAAAACCCGCGCCTCTGAATTTTGGCTATATCCACCAAGCCAGACGTGATTGTATTTATCAGCATCGCGCCCCCTGTCGTATTCCATCTCGGCCTTTAGCACGGATGGAAACCACGGGTTATCCTTATAGTTCACCTCAATAACAACGGCGTTGGGCGGCGTGCTTTCCCCGCGCAACAAAGCATCGACGGGATCGTCGCGGTGGTTAGGGTTCCATGTAAACCATAGCTCGCTGCCAGGCTTACGAATGGTTGGCCTCAGCAGGTCAAGACTTCTCTGGCTTAACGATTGCGCTTCCTCAACCCAGGCCAGGTCATAGCCTTCTAGCGACTTGATGGAATCGGCCGTGTGATTCTGCATACCCTGAAAGATTATTAGTCCATCGCCCTTCTTGGACTTGATAACGGCCTCTTGCACCTCAAAGTAAGACGCAACGCCAAGCTGCTCTATCTTTATTTCCAGCAGGCGTTTAACCGATTGCGACAATGACTTCTGCACTTCCCTAACGCAAACACTACGATGGGATGGATTCATTATATGTTTTTTGATAAGCATTTCTGCAAATAAATGTGATTTCCCAGAGCCCCGCCCGCCGAATGCGCCTTTGTAGCGTGCATCGCCAAGCAATGGCAAAGCCCATCTAGGTGTTTGAATCTGAAGTGTTCTTCCCATCGACAATCACATTTTCAATCTTAGTTATGACTTCAACAGCGCCACCATTGGCGCCTGTAAGTTCAACCTTACTTCTATCAGAATAATCTTTAGGAAAGCGCGCGGGCATAGACTTTGACCAAAGCGGTGAATTAAACTGATTATTCTTTAAGTTCTCTTGCGCTGTTTTTTCCCACCAAAATTGACTTTGAGTGATGGCTATTTTCATTGCGTCAGAAAATTCAGGAATAGAATCAATCCATTCGTCCAAAGTTTCGCGTGCAATATCTAACGTCGCGGCAATCATTGCCTTTGAATAACCTTGCTTGCCAAGTTCTATGACCTTCTCGCAGAACTCCTCTTTATACTTTGTTGGCCTTCCAACGGGTCTTTTTTCAATCATGGCCGAGCCTCTCTTGGTATAGGGTTCATGTCGCAATTATTATCCGTTTGATAGTAAGCGGCATCACATAAGGAATAGATAAATTCTATAAAATCAGCAGATTCGGGGTACCTCTTGTCCGCGTCGAACGTGATCATGTTGCCGTGATGCACGGGGTTTGCATAAGGGAAACGTTCTTTTAATTTGTTGATGACGTATTCAGGCGAGCGATTATCGTACTCGAAACTGTACTCATCAAGCATATACACAGTGTAGCAAGTCCCCATTTTAACCCCTCAATCATGTTGCAACAGCCTATTTTACCCTAAAAAATTTTTTTTTCAAGAATCTGCATTTTTGTGTTGACAAACTACAGGAATCATATATTCTGAATATATCAGCAACAACGCTGGCAACAACAAGGGAAAAACACAATGGAAGCAACATTTGTAAAATCGGGCATGGACTTTTTGCCAGCCATCAAATCTTCTTCTGGCAAGGTTAAAGTTTTGCACGGCGAAACTTTGGCAACCATAGCAAACGCTAAAAAATACGCTCAAATAGAGATTAACAGGGTAAATGAGATTAAGCGCAAGGTTTTTGGCGATAACTACCGCTGGAAAATGAACCAAGAATAAAACCAACACCAACACAAAGGATTAAACACCATGACCAATCATTTCGCCCACAAGCAAAGCTGGCATGAAGCCAAAGCCAGGATCGTGGATAACCTAGCCGAATTGCAGGCCATGTTGCAGCAGCACATCGCAAACGGCTTTGATTGCGGGCAAGCCGCCGATACGCTGGCCTCGATGGCCAACGTCAATCGCTTAACAACACCGAGCCAATAGGGGGATACCATGGCCGTTTTAACACACCTTACCAGCAATGACCTGTATGATATGGATTTTCATGCGTGCAGGATGGATGCAAGAATTGGCAATTTCGATGTTGCTGACCTGGTGCATACGTTACGCGACTTGGTGCAAGAGGTTGAGCGTGTCAAAGATATGGAGGATTTCATAGACGATTTGAAAGATACAATTCATTCTTTGCGGGATCAAAATCTGGAATTGTGTGTTGAGCGTGATAACCTTGAGGATACGGTTATTGAGCTTGAGCAAAAACTGGAAAAACTGGAAAAGGAAAAAGCCGATGACTAAAGAAACAGAGCTAGATTTTCCCCGCTTACCTTCAGAAAGATTAAAAAAACTTGTTAAGAGCCTTATGGAACCAAGCGAAAAGTTTAAGGTAACCATAACTTACAGCATAGACTATGAAGGCTCTTTAGCTTTTTCTTTTAGGGAAGGAAAGCTAAAACCCATAGACATCCAAGATTTAAGCCAATTTTTTACGGAAAATTATGGAGAAGCATTTCGTGCTTTTCTTGAAATGGACAGATTTCTGGTAGGCAACCAGTTGACAAACTACAAGTTAGTTTTAAGGAAGCACCTTAACGTGTATAGTTACAACAGAAAAACTAAAGAATGGTGTCTTGTTAAATCGGAATCAGGCGGCCTTGGGTGTTGGGATAAAAGCAATCACCAAGACGATGAAGGAAAGGTTAGTGCATCTGGATGGACTGAAAAACAGATTCTTAAAAAAGGTGATAAATTTACTACCCCATACAGCAAAGGTGTTCAAACATATAATCCTGTTGGATTAACTAACATTGATGAAGAGAAACAAGCCGATGAGCAATAACTTTAACCTTGCTGATGCAATCGCCAACATTATCCGATACAAGTTGGATCCTTTAGACTTGGATAGCAGTCTAACCGATAGCGAGATTGTGGCTATCCAGCACCTGAACGCCGCCTATGGGGCGCTGATGGCGGATGAATAAAAAATCATTTTCCCTATTGACAAACTATAAAACCTGTATATTCTAACCATACCAGCCAATGCTGGCAACCAACTGAGGAGAATCCAAATGTTACCATTTTCGAACGAATACAGTCCAAGATACCAAGAATTATTAGCATCATCACCAGATGAAAAAATGCTGCTGTTCACAAATGATGACGGCAATTTATATTTATCAAAGCAAACAGATGCTGGCGATTTTATAATTGCTTCAATCAATGAGAACGATGCGAATAGTGAGATACATGGCTCCGACAATGACATGACGCTAGCCGATGCAGTCAAAGCTGGCGACGTTAGCATTAAAGACTATCTTGGAGCAAATGAGGAGTAAGTAACCATTGCCCAGCTGGAGGTGGCATAAAACACCAGCGGCTAGTGGTGGATTTTCTCCATTGTGTTGCATCCATGAACTAGCAGGGGGGGGCTTCGGCTCCCCCTTAATACTAACAAATTTATAAAAAGTATGAAAGTTAAAAAATGAAACGTAAAATTCTAGCAGTTGAGTGCCGCGAAACTGAAGACCTTAAACATGGTACTATTTTTGAAATAAACCCAGAAAGTCCTGGAATAGAGCAACCGTGGAACAGGCACCTTTGTGCCGAAAATTCATTTATGGCCGTTCCGTTTAACCGTTCAAAAGAATGGGATAAAAAAATAGCAAAATTAAATCGTGAAAATGGATTTTAGTTTTTTTGCGATTTAATCTGCGATTTAATCTGCAACCTGCAATTTATCCTGCAGTTTAATCTGCAATGTGACGATCCTGGTGGTCGATTCGTCGGCAGTTACCGAGGAATCCTCGGTATGTGCTGGGGGTGACCCCCTTATGCTGGGCATGACCCCCACATAATAACTTGAAATACAACAGTAAATGTGATTTTTTGTGCTGGGCATGACCCCCTTATGCTGGAGGCCACCCCCTACCTATTTACCGTTTCGCATTTTAAGGGGGGCTACAATCATTTTGCCCCGCGTTTGGTACATCGCCTAGGAAAAATCATCAAGGTACACGTCTTGCCCCGTTTTGTGCGGCGTAGGGGCAGGCTTGATAACCTTGTTGATGTTCTCTGCAATGTATCGGTCATGGCGTGGGTCACGGGTGTAGTACCGTAGGGTGCTGTCGCTATCCACCCAGGCTGGCTGTTCGCGGCGGTAAGCGATGCACTTGGCCTTGACTGCATCGCGCATCCAACCCAGGAATCGGTCGAATTCCAGGTACTGCGGGTTGATGTAATCCTTTGTTTTGGATTCGGCGGTAGCGTATTGGAACCATTGGCTGGCTGCTGATAGCAGGTCGGCCTCTATGCAACCGCTGTGGATTTCGTCTGCCACGGTGCTGGCCTGTTTGATTTTGTCGGCGAATTGCTGAAAGGCGTCAGATGCTGTGGTCATTAACTAACCTTTCTGAAAATTTTCGTAGTCACGCATATAAGCCCATTCGTCCGATGTTCTAAACTCTGGGTCTTTTTTTGACAGGTTGGCATAAACAGCTCTATCAAACGGTGGTTTGTTGCCGCGCTCAATTATCTGAACAATATCGGCAGGGGCAGGAAAATTTGAGTAGTTCCTGACGTAAAACGCCATTGCTCTGATAATCTTTTCCGTTGGGTAGTCGCTAAGGGCAAACATAAACAATTTTGTCACCGCCTCCATTTGCGCTGGCTGCTTGCCATACCCTTGCAGGGCATCAAAAAACAGCGTTATAGCTTCACCAACACGTTTTTTACCATGTTCGTCGTTCCTCATCATCAAGGATTGTTGTGCCGAGGGCGCGCTCAACTGCTGCTCTTGCTTCAGCTGATTTATCGCGGTAGGCAAAATTTCTGCCAGTGTTTTCATTTCGGCTTCCTTTCTGTGTTGCAAACAAGCCTTTCCAGCCGTGCATGATGGATTGTTCTAAAATTTCTCTGGGGTTTAAGCCATAGTTTCTGAATTCATCCAGCTTGTTGATGGCCAGCTGCTTAGCGTGAGGCGTAAATGTTTTACCCCGCATTTTGCAAAAACCATCCCATGCGTCTAACGGCATCCAATCAGGTAAGGTTAAATTATCAATTTTTTTTGTTTGTTTTTTATCTGCCTCTGTATATGTCTCTGCCTCTGTCTCTGCCTCTGTCTCTGTCTCTGGGTGACAATTCCGTAACACTTCCGTATCGTTTATGTAACATTCTGTATTATGGTCGTTTATTTTGTCTAAAAATCCAGCTTTCACAATTTCTTGCATTGCTGCCTTAATTATCTTTTCGGGTTGCCGTAACCTGAATGATAGCTCCTCGTAACCAAGGCGTAACATCCCTGATACGGGGTCTGCGTCCTCGCTTATCAATAGCCAAATCATAGGAAGCAAAGCCCGCGCATCGGCATTCATTTTTTGAAAGTTGATGTCATCAATCAATCTTTTGTGAAGGCGTATCCAGGGCGGATTGCGGTCTTTATAGGATTGAAAACTATCCCAGTTTCTAGCCCTAAACATTTTTGTTGCCTTCAGATTTTTGTTTAAGGAAAAAATCTTCCAGCGTGTCTATTAAATCAAGCTGTTTATGGTAGGCGGCAAATGAATATCCGCCCATGTCGTTTACCCTATCGGCATCTTCCCGCAAGGCGGCAAAGTATTCTTGGGAAAGGTTGTGTAGTACGGCCATAAAAAAACCCCTTAGAGATGATGTGCGAATTGCAGGCACACACCATCCCTAAAGGGTCTTAGCACTGTCCTGCAAACAGTACATTCACCATACGCATTTTGCAGGGTAAGTCAAGTATGTTAAATAATTTTGTTGCCGCGCTCAACATTGCATTTCGCATGGGCGGCCTTAATGTTTCCTATTAACCGTCCACCAAAACTTTTGGGGATTATATGGTCGGCTGTTGCCCGCATTGGGTCATCCAAATGTTTTGGTGCATTCATAGGCTGCCCGCACAAATGGCATTTGTTGCGCTGATAGCGAATGGCCTCTAACAACAAGATTCGTTTTACCTTGTTTTGATGAATCCCCATAATTTTTTGCTTTTATTCTAAAGAGATTCTAACTTTGCGCCCTTGACGACAATCGAAATATCAAAGGCTTTGCGGTCATACACACACACCTTCACGCATGGCACTTCGCCATAGATTTTCTTGCTGCCCCCAGATTCCGTTATCTGGCTATCGTCCTTAAAGACAACAGCATTCATACCATCCTCTAAGGCCTTTTGAATGTTCGACAAGTCTGGCTTTTTGGTTGGGCGTATATCACCCGC